GAGGGAAACGGCGGGGGCGCACAATTTTTTTGCCCGCGAGTTTCGGGAATCTTTTTTTTGGAGAGCGGCATGCGGAGGGGACCAAAGCCTGACCCTGCCGCCGTCAAGGTCGCCAAGGGAAACCCCGGCAAGCGTCGGGTCGGGGCTGACCCGGTCCAGCCGCTGGCCAATGCTGCCGGCGGCGTGCTGCCGCCGGTCTGGCTCAAAAAGGGCGGGCTCAAGGTGTGGCAACGGCTGGCGCCGAACGTCGCTAGGCTAAAGCTGCTGACCCCGGTCGATGCGGAGTCCTTTGCGCGGTACTGCCGCAACCTGGACCGCTGGCTGCGGATGCAAGAGATTCTCGACAACGAGGGTGAGACCTACGAGAGCGAAAGCACTCACGGGAAACTGAAGCGGGTGAACCCGGCTTTTCTGATCGGCGACCGGACGGCTCGTTTGCTCGAGACGCAGGAGGCGCTGTTCGGGCTGAACCCGGCCGAGCGGCAGCGGATCTTCGCGGCGCGGTCGATGACGCCGGATCCCGCGGGCGATCTGTTCGGGCCTCGGCCTGCGGCGGCCGCAGCTGCGGCTGAACCGGCAGCGCCAGCCAGCCCGCTCGGGCTGCTGAACTGACAATGCGCCAGCCGGCGCGGCCGGCGGCCGTGCGAGAGAAAGCGGTCTGGAATGCCGACGCGGGGCGTTGGGAGGACGGGCCCTATTGGTACGACCAGCGCGCGGCCGATGCGGCGGTCTCGTTCTTTCACAAACACCTGAGGTTTACCGAGGGCCAGTGGGCCGGTCAGCCCTTCCTGCTGGAGCCCTGGCAAGAACACGACATCATCCGCCCGACGTTCGGGTGGAAGCGCGCCGACGGGACGCGGCAGTATCGGCGGGTCATCTGCTGGGTGCCGCGCAAGAACGGAAAGACGGAGCTGGCGGCCGGCGTCTCACTGCTGACGCTGCTGGGCGACGGCGAACAGGGCGGGCAGGTCTATTCGATCGCCAAGGACAAGGATCAGGCGCGCCTGGTCTTCTCTAAGGCCGGTGCCATGGTCAATCTATCGCCGGACCTGTCGGCGCTGCTGGAGCCGTTCAAGACCTCGATCTACTGCGCCGAGCTCAACGCCAGCTTCAAGCCCCTGTCGGGCAATGCCGGCGGCAAGCACGGGCTCTCGATGTCGGGGCTGATCGGTGACGAGATCCATGAGTGGCCCTCGGGCGACCTCTACACCTTCGTCCACCAGTCGTCCGGCGCGCGTCGCCAGCCGCTGGAGTTCCTGATCAGCACGGCCGGTCAGCGGATCGGCTTCGGCTGGGAGACCTGGGAATACTGCATCAAGGTGCGGGACGGCGTCGTCTCGGACGATGAGACGCTGGTCATCATCTATGCGGCCGACCCGGCCGCGGACTGGACACTGGAAGAGACCTGGCGGTCGGCGAACCCGAACTATGACGTCAGCGTCAAGGCCGACTATCTGCGGGCCGAATGCCTGAGGGCGCAGGAGTCGCCCCGGCATGAGAACGATTTCAAACGCTACCACCTGAACCTCTGGACCGAACAAGCCGTGCGTTGGCTGCCGATGGATCGGTGGCGCGAGCTGGCCGGGCCGGTTCACTGGTCAGAAATGGCAGAGGCCAACCGGGGCCGTCGATGCTACGGCGCTGTTGACCTTGCAGCCACGACCGATCTTGCAGCCCAGCTGCTGGTGTTCCCGCCCGATAATGTGGTCGAGCGGTGGCGCTTTGTGCCGCGCTTCTATGTGCCGTCCGAGGCCATCGCGAACCGGGTTCGTCGCGACCGCGTGCCCTATGACAAATGGGCCCGGTCCGGCGCGCTGATCGCGACCGAAGGCAATGTCGTCGATTACGATTTCATCAAGACCCAGATCCTGGCCGACGCCGAGATGTTTCAGATCGAGCGGTTCGGCTTCGACCCGTTCAACGCCCTGCAGGTGATGATCCAGCTGGGCGGCGAGGGCTTGCCGACGGAGAAGGTGCGGCAGGGCTTTCTCAGCCTGTCCGGGCCTTCGAAGGAACTGGAACGGCTGCTGCTGAGCGGCATGTTCGAACACGGCGGCCATCCAATCCTGGACTGGTGCGCCAGCAACGTCGCCATCGAGATGGACGCCGCCGGCAACATCAAGCCGTCCAAGTCCAAATCGACCGAACGGATCGACGGCATTGCGGCGCTGGTGACGGCATTGGCGCTGGCGGTGTCTGCGGAAAGCGACGGCGGCCCGTCTGTTTATACCGAGCGCGGTCTCCTGATCCTCTGAAGGGGGAGCGATGGCATTCTGGTCAAGCTGGTTCGCCAGTGCCCCGTCGACACGGCCCCAGCCGCTGGCGTCCTATCAGGACTCCGGTGCCGGGGTGGTCATCACCACGGCTGCGGATCTGGAAGAGGCGCTGAGAAGTGGCTCGGTTTCGGCGTCCGGCGCCTCGGTCACGCCCTCGAGCGCCATGCGGGTCGCCACGGTCTATGCTTGTGTGCGAATCATCGCCGGCGCGGTGGCGACCTTGCCGCTGGACATCAAACGTCGGGTCGATGCCCGTACCCGGGAGGATGCTTCGGACCACGCCCTGTGGACCCTGATGCGCCGCAAGCCGAACCGCTGGCAGACGCCATCGCAGTTCCGCCGGATGATGCAGGCCCACCAGCTGTTGCACGGCAATGCCTATGCACTGAAGGTCATGAGCCGCGGCCAGGTGGTCGAACTGATTCCCCTGCCGTCCGACCGTATGGAGGTCGAACAGGCTGACGATCTGAGCCTGAAATACACCTGGACCCGTAAAGACGGACGCCGGGTGATCCTGTCGCAGGGTGAAGTCTTTCACCTGGTCGGGCTGACGCTGGACGGGGTCATGGGGGTGTCGGCCATTCGCTACGCCCGCGAAACCATCGGCCTGTCGCTCTCGATGGAAGATCACGGCGCAACGACATTCCGGCACGGCGCGCGGGTCAGTGCGGCGCTGTCGCACCCGAACAAGCTGGGCAAGGAAGGCCAGGAAGTCCTGCGCGCCAGTCTGGATGCCTTCCGGTCGGGCGGCGAACAGGAAGGCAAGACCCTCATTCTTGAAGAGGGAATGACCTATGCGCCGATCGCCATGACGGCCGAAGACGCCCAGTGGATCGAAAGCCGCAAATTCTCGCGCACCGACATCGCCATGTTCTTTGGCGTGCCGCCGCACATGATCGGCGACACCGAAAAATCGACCAGCTGGGGCAGCGGCATCGAGCAGCAATCCATCGGCTTCGTGGCCTATACGCTCGAAGACCACCTGACCATGTGGGAAGAGGCCATCGGCCGCGACCTGGTCCCGGCCGCTGAGCTGGATGTCTATGCGCGGTTCAATCGCGCGGCCCTGGTCAAGGGTGACATCAAGACCCGCTGGGATGCCTACACCAAGGGCCGGCAGCTCAAGGTCTATTCCGCCAACGACGTGCGGGCCCTCGAGGACCTGAACCCGATCGTCGGCGGCGACGTCTACGAAAACCCGATGATCCAGGTGGATCCGTCCAACCAGGGAGGCAGCGATGTCCCTTCGCAAACTGCCTGAAGCCAAGGCGTTTCAGAAGCCGTCCAATTTCCAGTGGGACGCGCCGTCCGACGTGCTGGCCAAATGGGCCGAAAGCCCGCAGGCCGCCGAGGCCGACGACCCGAACACAGTCTCGATCTATGACGTGATCGGCGAGGACATGTGGAGTGGTGGCGGTTTCACGGCCAAGCGCATGGGCGCCGCCCTCCGGGCCATCGGCAAGAACGATGTCACGGTCAAGATCAACTCGCCCGGCGGCGACATGTTCGAAGGCATCGCGATCTACAACCTGCTGCGGGATCACCCTGCCAAGGTGACGGTCGAGGTGATGGGCTGGGCAGCCTCGGCCGGATCGATCATCGCCATGGCCGGCGATGAGATCCGCATGGGTCTGGGCACCTTCATGATGGTGCACAACGCCTGGGGCGTGGTCGTCGGCAATCGCCATGACATGCGTGACGGGGCCGATCTGTTCGACGGTTTCGACAGTGCAATCGCCGACATCTACGAGGCCCGCACCGGCATGGACCGCGCGGCCATCGTCAAGCTGATGGACGCGGAGACCTTCATGGGGCCGTCCGAGGCCGTGGCCAATGGTTTCGCCGACGTCGTGGACCAAACCCGCACCGAGGCCAGCGCGAGCGCCACCTCGACCCCGAACCGGGCCGTCATGGCCCGCCGCCGCACCGAGGCCGCCCTGGCCAAGGCCGGCGTCTCCCGAAACGACCGTTCGGAAATCATCTCCGAACTGACCGCGACCCAGCGTGATGCAAGTCGCCCCACCCCGGCCGAGCGCGATGCAGGCCAACTCGCTGCCGCTGCCCAGCGGTTCATCGACCTCGCAACGCCGGCCTGATCGGGCCGAACCTTTCATCATTGGAGACTGATATGAACAAGACCAACCGCCTTCGCGGTGTCTTCGCCGTGCGCGCTGACGCCAACGACCCGACTGCCATTCTGAACAAGCTGACGCAGACCTTTGAGGACTTCAAGGTCGCGAACGACAAGGAAATCGCCGACCTCAAGGCCCGTCGCGCCGACGTGGTCCAGACCGAACAGGTCGATCGCATCAACGCCGCCATCTCGGCCATCCAGAAGGACCTCGACGCCGCGACCGGCAAGATCGCTGCCGGCATCGTCGGCGGCGCCGGCAAGTCGGCCGATCCGGACAAGCGCGAACACGCCCAGGCGTTCGACCGCTTCTTCCGCAAGGGCGTCGACAACGGCCTGAGCGACCTGCAGGTCAAGGCCAAGCTGACCACCCAGGACGACCCCAACGGTGGCTATCTGGTCCCCGATGAAATGGAAGCCGCGGTCGATCGCGTGCTGGGCACCGACTCGGTGTTCCGCAGCCTGGCCCGTGTCATTCAGGTCGGTTCCAGCTCCTACAAGAAGCTGATCAACCAGGGCGGCTCCGGTGCCGGCTGGGTCGGCGAGGAACAAGCCCGCGCTGAAACCAACACCTCGACCCTTCGTGAGATCACGATCAACACGAAGGAACTGTATGCCAACCCGGCCATCACCCAGACCTCGCTGGACGACAGCCGCCTCGACATCGCCGCCTGGCTGGCTGACGAAGTCTCGATCGAGTTCGCCGAACAGGAGGGCGAGGCCTTCATCACCGGCGACGGTGTGCTGAAGCCGCGCGGCATCCTGGGTCACACGCCCGTGGCCAATGCCAGCTACGCCTGGGGCAACCCCGGCTACATCGCCTCGGGTGCGGCTTCGGACTTCGCGACCGTCTCGACCAGCGTCAACCCTGCCGATGCCCTGATCGACCTGTATTTCGGCCTCCGCGCCGGCTACCGGAACGGCGCGTCCTGGCTGATGGCCGATGCCACGATGGGCCGCGTCCGCAAGTTCAAGGACGCAGACGGTGCCTACATCTGGGCCCCGCCGTCGGCGACCGCCGAGCTCCCGACCATCCTGGGCAAGCCGGTCTACAACGACGACAACATGCCGGCCGTCGGCGCAAACAACTTCCCGATCGCGTTCGGCGATTTCCGCCGGGCCTATCTGATCGTGGACCGGACCGGCATCCGGGTGCTGCGCGATCCCTACACCAACAAGCCCAACGTGCACTTCTACACCACCAAGCGCGTCGGCGGCGGGATCGTGAACTTCGAAGCCCTCAAGCTCCTGAAGATCGCCACCTCCTGAGGCCCTGGCTGAGCCAGATCTGACCCCCGGCGAGATGCCTCGCGCATCTCGCCGGATCCGTCTCCGTTCCATTCTCAATCGAAAGACCCGCCATGAAAGACCTTCACTCCAAGGTCGGTGTGCTGTCGGCCCTCAGCCCCGCGCTGACGACCGCCACGACCGACACCGCCGGCAATGCCATCGACCTGCAGGGCTTCAACAGCCTGGCGTTCGTGGCCCAGACCGGCGCCGTGACCACCACGACCGCCTCGATCAGCCTGCGCGTTCAGGAAAGCGACACCTCGACGGCCTCGGACTTCTCCGACGTCGCCGCCGCTGACCTGATCGGTTCGAACCCGGCCTTCACCGCCGGTGCCACCTCGATCGCCAATGCCGTCCGCAAGGTCGGCTACAACGGTGCCAAACGCTATGCCCGCATCGTGCGGACGGGCGCGGCCTCGGCCACCGGCAACGTCGGTGCCATCGCCGTCCTCGGCCATCCCATCGACGCCCCGGCCGCCTGATGTCGTCCGGTGACGCGCCGAGCGTCGAACCCGTCATTGCGGCGGGCGAGCGGACGGCGTGCGCCGCCTGGTCTCCGGCACCGCGTCAAGCGGTGCCGGAGCGGGTGGCCATCGTCGCCATGGGAAAGTCCAGCGCGACCTATATCAATGTCTGCGCCCGGGCCGGTGACCGCCGGCTGATCGCAGACGAGACCTGGGCCATCGTGGCCACGGCCGGCGTCATTCAGCACGACGTGCTCTTCCTGATGGATGACATTCCCGGCCTGCTGGAGCCGACGGTCGGCGTCGATGCCTGTATGACGGGCATGTGGGGCTGGCTGAAGGATCACCCGGGTCCGATTCTGACGTCCAAGACCTATGAAGACTATCCCGGCACGGTAGAGTTTCCGCTGCAGGATGTCGTGAACGCCGTCGGGTTCGCCTATTTCTCGAGCTCGGTCGCCTATGCCATCGGCTATGCGATCCACATTGGGGTGAAACAGATCCAGCTGTACGGCTGCGACTTCACCTATCCGAGCCATCACGCGGCTGAGGCCGGGCGTGCCTGTGTCGAGTTCCTGATCGCCATAGCCATGTCCCGAGGGATCGGGGTGGTGATCGCCGAGGACTCCACGCTGCTGGACATGCTGGAGCCGGAGCGCCGGCTGTATGGCTATGTCGAGCGCCCTGACCTGGTCGAGCCTGGAGAGGCCTGATGCTGGCACCTGTCCGTACTGTTGCGCCGACTGAGGACCCGGTCACCCTGGCCGAGGCCAAGGCCCATGTTCGCGTCGATCATGCCGACGATGACAGCCTGATCACGGCCCTGATAGCGGCGGCCACAAACCATCTCGATGGGTATACGGGCATTCTGGGCCGCGCGCTCGTCACCCAGACCTGGCGGCAGGATTTTGCCGCCTTTGCGCCCAAACTTCGGCTTGCGCTGCGGCCAGTCGCCTCGGTGACCAGCGTGACCTATTTCGACGGCGACAACACCAGCCAGACGCTGTCCGCCTCGATCTACGGCCTGTTCGAGGATGGGGCCGGGCCATACATTGCGCTGGACCCTGACCAGACCTGGCCGGGTTCCTATCGTCGGGTTGACGGTGTGTCGGTGACCTATGTCGCCGGCGAGGCGGCTGCGGCAGTGCCGAAGGGCATCAAGCAGGCGATCCTGCTGCTGGTCGGTCATTGGTACGCCAACCGCGAGGCGGTGGCTGAGGCCCAGATGCACGCAGTGCCGATGGCGGCCGCGGCCCTGATCCAACCCTATCGCCGCATCGGCGTCTGATTTCATCACCTGATCTAAGGACCGCCGCATGGCCGACATTTCCATCACCGCCGCCAATGTGGTCGCGGGCTCTGACGCTGTGCGCGAGTCCGGCACGGCGGGGGCGACCGTCACGGCGGGGCAGCTGGTCTACCTCGACACCTCCGACATGAAGTACAAGCTGGCCGACTCCAACGGGGCGGCGGCGCTTCGCGTTCCGAACGGGATTGCGCTGAACGGTGCCTCGAACAACCAGCCGCTGTCGGTCCAGAAGGGCGGCGACATCACCATCGGCGGGACGATGACGGCCGGTGTGGCCTATTATCTGTCCGACACGCCGGGCGGCATCTGCCCGGTCGCTGACCTCGGGTCGGGCGAATATCCCTGCATCGTCGGCATCGCGAAAAGCACTTCGGTGCTTTCGGTCAACATCCAGCCGTCGGGCGTGGCGCTCTAAGCCATGGGCTTGTCCGCTGGGGATCTGGATCGCCGGGTCACCCTGGAGCGGTTCACCACGACCGTCGATTCGTTCAACGAGCCTGTGAAGGCCTGGGGCGTGCTGGCGGTGCGGGCGGCCTCGTATGAGCCGCTGTCGGACGGCGAGCGGTTCCGGGCCGGAGAAACGGCCGCGACGGCGTCGGCGCGGTTCGTGATCCGCCATTCCGCGGCGGTCGCGGATCTGAACCCGAAGGATCGGCTAATCTTTGAGGGCGTCACGTTCCAGATCGTCCGGGTCAAGGAAATCGGGCGGCGCGAGGGGCTGGAGATTACGGCAGACGCCCGGGCCGATGGTTAGGGGCGTCTCCGTCTCGGTCGAGGGCCTGCGCGAGGTTGACGCGGCGCTGGGCGAACTGCCGAAGGCGACGGGCCGAAATGTCATGCGGCGCGTCGCCCTGGCGCGGCTGGAGCCAATAGCCGAGGAAGCCCGGCGGCTCGCGCCGGATAACCCGGACACGGGCGTGAACGATCTCAAGGAAAGCATTGCGGTTTCGACCAAGCTGGCCGGATACGCCCGGCGGCTGAACCGGCGTAGCAAGAGCGAGGCGGAGGCTCACATGGGGCCCGCCGGTCGAGGCGGTACCAAGGCGCCGCCGCAGGGCACCCAACAAGAATTCGGCAACAAGAACCACGGTCCCCAGCCGTTCATGCGACCGGCCTGGGACGGCGGGCAGGAGGCGCTGCTGGACGGCATCGCTGCTGACCTGTGGGCAGAGATTGAAAAGGCCGCCGCCAGGTTGGCCAAGAAGGCCGCCCGACTGGCTGCGAAGGGATAGGACATGGAAGCCGCCCTGATCGCCAAACTGCTGGCCTCGGCCGGCGTGGCCGCGCTGGTCTCGACCCGCATCAACTGGAGCCGCCGGCCTCAAGGCGCGGCGCTGCCGGCTATCGTGCTGCACCGCGTTTCGGGGCTGCCGGATGTTCACCACGCCGGGGCCTCGGGTCTGGTTGTGAGCCGGGTCCAGGTCGATTGCTGGGCTGCGTCCTACGGGTCGGCCAAGGCCGTCGCGCGGGCCGTTGAGACCGCCATTACGGCGCAAACCTTCACCCAGGGCGCGGTGCGCTTTGACGTGATCCTGATCGACTCCGAGCGAGACGATTCCACCGACGAGACCACCCCGCTTTTCCGCACCTCCCTGGACCTGATGGTCCACCACGCCTCAGCCTCCTGAAGGAGAAACACACATGGCCGCTTCTGCCGCTGTCAACGGGTTCGGCGCTGTTTTCGCCTACCTCTCGACCGATCCCTCGACCTACACCTCGCTGGCCGAGGTGCTGTCGGTCACCCCGCCCTCGATCAATGTCGAGACGGTCGAGACGACCCACATGGGTTCGGACGACGGCTTCCGCGAGTATATCGCCAGCCTGAAGGACGGCGGCGAGGTCACCGTCAACCTGAACTACGTCGAGGCCAGCGCCACCCTGCTGCAGACGCTGGTCCTGGCCGGCGTCGAGACCTTCCGTGTGACCTTCCCCGGATCCTCGACCTTCACCTTCTCGGGCATCCCGACCGCCTTCGCCTTCGATGACGTGGTCATCGACGACAAGGTGGCCATGAGCCTGACCATCAAGGTCACCGGCAAGCCCGTCTACGCGGCAGTCTAAGCCGTGGGGGCCAACGCTCACAAAGGCGAGGCGTCAATCGAGGTTGGGGGCCGGGTCTATGTCCTGGCCTTCAACATCAATGCGATGTGCGAGGTCGAGTACGTCCTGAACCTCTCGACCGATCAGATCCTTCGCGCTCTGTCGAAGGGCGAGGCGGCCCCCATGCACGTCGTTCGCGCCCTGCTTTGGGGCGGGCTTCGGCACCACCACCCAGATCTGGACCTGCTGGCCTGCGGGTCCCTGATGGAAGAGATGGGCGGCCCCGGGCCGGCACTGGACGGCATCGGCAAGGCCCTGATCTCGGCCTTCCCTGACGCGAAAGACGAACCGGAAAACCCTCAGAAGGGAGCGGCGGCTGGGACTGGCCGTCGCTCCTTAAAGCGTGGGTCGCGGTAGGGGAATCCGAAGAGCGGTTCTGGCTGATCACGCCGCGCGTCATGCAGCTGGTGTTCGAGGGTGCGTCGCAACGCATCGAGCGAGAACACCAAGGCCGGGCGTGGTTGGCCTGGCACACGGCCGCCCTGCCCCGGCTCAAGACGTTTCCAAAGCTTGAGAGCCTGATGGGCACCAAGCGCAACGCCCGCCGCCAGACGGTCTCCGAGATGGAGGCGATCTTCGCGGCGTGGGCAGCGAGAGGATAGACCATGTCTCAAGCTGTCGTCGGCGCGCTCCGGGTCACGCTCGGCCTCGACTCTGCCCAGTTTACCAGCGGCATGAAGGAGGCCCAGACCGGCCTTCAACGGTTTGCCGGAATCGCCAAGGCCGGCGCGCTGGCTATCGGCAGCGCCATGGTCGCGGCGGGCGGTGCAATGGCCGTAGCCATGAAGGGCGTGATCGACCGGGCGGACCGAATGTATGAGGTCTCGCAGTCCCTCGGGGTCGCGGTCGAAGACCTGAGTCGGATGCAGTACGCCGCCGAGCTGTCCGGGGTCAGCCTCGAGGGTCTGGAAAAATCGATCAGGAAGCTCTCGACCTCGCTCTACGACGCGAGCCAATCCGCCACGGGCCCGGCGGCTGACGCCTTTCGGGCGCTCGGAATCAGTGCGACCGATGCCAATGGCAATGTCCGCCCCGTCATCGACGTGATGGGTGACCTGGCGGCCAAATTCGAAGACATGCCGGACGGCGTGACCAAGACGGCCCTGGCCATCAAGGTCTTCGGCCGGTCCGGTGCCGACATGATCCCCATGCTCAACGAGGGCCGTGCCGGTCTGACGGCCATGTATGAGGAGGCCCAGCAGCTGGGCATTGTCCTCGACACCGAGACGGCGGCGGCTGCGGAGCGATTCAACGACAACCTGTCCCGCCTCGGCAAGGTTCAGGACGGCATCATCACCAAGATCACGGCGGGGATGTTGCCCGCCCTGTCCAACCTGACCGACGCGCTGGCTGACACATCGCGGAACACGGGACTCCTGAACGCCATCGGTGGCGCGCTGGGCCGCGTCATGCAGGCTCAATACACGGTCATTGCAGGCGTTGCGGGTGCGTTCAGTTTCCTCGCCCGAACCGCCAATATGGCGGCTGTCGCGGTCGGCCGGCTCGTAAAGGGCGACTTTGTCGGTGCGGCCGAGGCTCTGAGGGTCGGGTCGCTCGACATCGCGGATTCGCTTACCGGGACGGTTGCGACCATTCGCAACATCTGGAAACCGCTTGAGGATGTGGCCGTCGTCGAAGACGCGACCGCTCAGGTGGAGCTGCTGGGGGCGTCGGCAAGGGGCGCGGCGCGAGAAAGCCGCGGCCTGACGGACGAACAGCGCGCTCTTCAGGATGTCATGGATGCGGGCCGCCAGACGTTCCAGCAGACGCGAACCCCGGTCGAGATCTACACCGCCCGGGTGGCCGAACTGCGGAACCAGCTGGCGGCGGGCGCCATTGACCTGAACACCTTCACGCGCGCCATGCGAGATGCCGGGACGGCCCGCGATGCCGCCGATCCCCTGTCGATCGCCGGTCAGCGCATCATGCAGGAGCGCCAGGAGGCTGCGGCCAGCGCCCGCGAGGAAGCGGTCAGGCTGGCGGCCCAGAACGAAGAAGACCTGCGCGCCTCGACCTATGACGGGATCCGCGGCGGGCTCGAGGCGGCGGCTGACGGCAATCTGGGGCAGTACCTAGCCTCGCGGTTGCGGTCGGCGCTGTTTGACGGGCTGGCCGACACCCTGACCAACATCCTGCGCGGGCCCAAGGGTGGCGACGGCGGTGCTATGGGCTGGCTGAAAACGGCCGGCTCGATGCTGAAGACCTTTTCGGGCGGCAAGATTCCCGGCTTCAAGACCGGCGGCTCGTTCAAGGTCGGCGGGTCTGGCGGGGCGGACAGCCAGCTGATGCAGTTCCGGGCCACGCCGGGCGAGATGGTGGACATCCGCCGGCCGGGTCAGGACGCGGGCGGGGGCATGGCGGTTCATGTCGTGCCGTCACCCTATTTCGATGTGCGCGTGGAGAAGGTGGCGGGGCCTCTGGCTGGTCGTGCCGGGTTCCAGGCGTTTGGCGCGGCGCGGGATCAGGTTCCGGCCGATCAGGCGCGCCGCCAAAGGTTCAGTTTCGCGCGGGGTAAATAATGGCTATCGCGCTTCCGCTCTATCCGCCGCCGTCCCGGATGAACATCCGGCTGGTGACGGCTCGGGCTGAACTCAAGCCGGCCTTCGGCGGCGACACCCAGCGGATCAACCGGATGGGCGCGCGTTATGCCGGGGTCTTTGACCTGCCGCCGCAGACCTATGTGGACGCCCAAGACTGGGCGGACATTGATGATGAAGATGCCACGGTCACCTTTCCGGTGTTGCAACCGGGGCTGGATACGGGTGCGCCGGGCGTGCCGCGCGTCAACGGCGGGTCGCAAGCCGGATCCAGCCTGATCCTGGACGGGCTGACGCCGCAATATGTGCTGCGCAAGAACCAGTTCCTGTCGGTCTCGACCGGCGGCCGGCTGTATCTCTACCGGGTCAAGACCGAGACCGTCGCGAACTCCTCGGGTCAGGCGACGGTGCCTCTGCGCACCATGCTGCGGACCTCGCCGGCCGACAATGATGTGGTCGAGATTGCCCAGCCGCTGATCGAGGGGTTCTGCACCCCAGCGGACGGCTGCTGGCAGACGGATTCGACGCATCTGGTCTATCTGTCATTCACGATTGAAGAGCGCGGCTGATGGACGCCGCGCTGATTGCGGCCCTTGAGGCCGCGTCACCGACCGAAGTCCTGCTGGTCACCATCACCCTGCCCTCGGCCACGATCCGGCTGACGGACGGTGGGTTCGTGGTGTGGTCGTCCCAGACCTATGACGTCGAGGACGCCACCTATGGGTCGCTGGCAAGCGTCGAGGCCATCGAAGACGGTGCGGATTCGCAAGCCACGGTCTGCGCCCTGACGCTGCTGTGTGATGAGGCGGCCATGGCGCTGCTGATCGAGCCTGAGGTGCAGGGGTCGCTGGTGACCGTGCATCTGGGGGCCGTCAACCGTTCGACCGGCGCCCTGATCGGCGAGCCAGACCTGTTGTTCCGTGGCGAACTGGATCAGCCCCGGATCGCGGCCGGCCCGTCACTGTCGCTGGCCTATGACTGCATCACCGAAGAGGCGCGGATGCTGGAGCCGAACGAGGAGCAAAGGCTGACCTCGTCCTTTCATCGTCAGGTGCATCCTCTCGAAGAGGGCTATGATTTCGTGATTGACATCGAAGAGCGCGTCTACTGGCGGGCCGACGATCCCAACCCGGCCATTTCGCGGTGATGACGGATCGCGCGCAGGCCGCCCAGGCCTGCATCGACCGGTTTGCCGGCAAACCCTATGAGCCCGGCAAACGGGACTGTGTCCGGCTGGCGGCGCATCTGCTGCATCAGTTTGGCCACGCCGTGCCAGTGTTGAAGGGCCTGCGGTATCAAGGCGAGGCCGGGGCGATCCGGGCGCTGAAACGAACCGGGTTCGCCAATCTGATCGAAGCGATGGACAGCCTCGGGCTGGAGCGGATCGCGCCGGTCGCGGCGCGGACCGGAGACATTGTCGGCCTGCCCTGTGACGACGGACCCTGGGGCTGTGCCCTGACGGTTGCGGTCGGCAATGGGCGGGTCCTAGCATTCGTCGATGGCCTGGGCCGGGTCGTCCAGCCTTTGGCGTATCTGGCAGCCTGGAGGGCTTGAGTTGCCAAACGCTGCAGTCGCCGCCGTTGCCTTTGTCGTCCAGACTGCCCAGGTCGTCTCGACGGCCGCGCAAATGGCCTTGACGGCGGCGGGTTGGACATCTGGCCAGATCGCTTTCGCCGGCACGGTGCTGGTGGAGGCAGGCAAGCTTGCGGCCACTGCAGCCTTGACGGCGGCCACTCAAGGCACGCCTCGGGTCGAAGGGTCCGCAACCGCGTTTCGACTGGACACGGACGCGGGTCTGCCCTTCGCCTTCGGCCGGGTCGCTACCGGCGGGACCATCAACTATCGCAAGGGCTTCGGGGCCACCAATCGCTATCAAGGCATCGTCTGCACCCTGGCGGCGGCCGGTCCGATCCGGTCGCATGAGGCGTTTTACGCCGACGATGAGCTGACGACCTTCGGCGCCAATGACGTGGCGACCTCGGGCGACCATGTCGATGCCATGTGGCTGCAGCGCAAACTGGGGACGCAGCCGCAGACGGCGCTGACCAGTCCGACCGGGCTGGAGCTTTCGGCCACCGCGCCGGGATGGACCAGCGACCACAAGATGTCGGGCCGGGCCTGCGTGATGTGGACCCTGTTCGAGAACTCCAAACTGACGGAATACAAGGGCGGCCTGCCCAAGCCGCTGCACGTCATCGAGGGAAAATACGGTTGGGACCCGCGACTGGACGGCACATGGCCGGGCGGGACGGGGGCCTGCCGGCTGCTGACGCCCTCGACCTGGGTGTGGATCGAGAACCCTGCCATCGCGGCCCTGAACTGGGCCATCGGGATGTGGGAAGGTGACGGCGGGGCGTCTGAGGACGGAACGCCCTACGCCTGTTCGCTGGTCGGGGGGATCGGGTCGTCGCTGGACGGGATCGATGTCGCGGCTTTCATCAATGCCGCCAATGTCGCGGACGCGAACGGCTGGACCATTGCGGCCTATCCCTCGACGAAGGACGACAAGTTTGTGGTCCTGGCCAATATGCTGCAGGCCGCCGGTGCGGTGCCATCGCGCAATGCCGGCCGGATTTCGTGCGTCACTCTGGGCGAGGCGCAGGCATCGATCGTCACGGTGAGCCGCGCCGATACGGTCGGGGCGGTCGAGGTGTCGCTGGGCCAGTCGCGACTGGAGCGGATCAACACCATCCTGCCCCGCCACTGGAGCGAGGATCACCGCTGGGAGATGGTCCAGCTGGGCCCGATCTCGGACTCGGCCTGGGTGACGCAGGACGGCGGCAAGCGGACGCGCGGCCTCGACTATCCCTATGTCACGGAAAAGAACCAGGCGGCGCAGCTGGCCTATTATGCGGCGGCCGATGCGCGTGAGGCGATCTCGGGCACGGTGACGTTCAAGCCGCACCTGCGCCGGATCCAGCCGGGGGACTGTTTCACCTTTGATGACCCCGGCTTCCTGCTGGACGGGGTCAAGGTCAAATGCCTGAAGCGGTCCTATGACCCGATCTCGGCCACCGTGCGGATCACCTTCCGGCAGGAAACAGATGCCAAGCATACGACGGCCCTGACCAAGGTCGGGGTGGCCCCGCCGGCCGCCTCAGCCAGTTCGGTTCCGGGTGCCTATGTCGAGCCGCCGTCCAGCTTCTCGGTGTCGGTAACGGGCGAGACGGTGACGCTGGAATGGCGCAATCCGGGAAGCCTGTTTGAGAACACCCGCCGCTATCGCGGGGCGACCTCGTCGTTCGGCTCGGCCACGCTGTTCGGCGGCTCGGCCGGGGCCCTGCTGGAGAACCGCACGGCCACGGACGCGCCGGGCGTCGGCACCTGGTTCTACTGGGTCACCAGCGTCGATGCGGACGACAATGAGTCGGACCCGGTCGGGCCGGCGAGCGCGGTTGTGGCGGACCTGATGCTGACTGAGCCGGGCGACTTCCTGCTGGCCGAGTCCGGCGCATTCATCAACGTGGGCTGACCAATGGCAAATGAGAAATTCAGCGACGCGGGCTGGGCGGAAACGGTCGTGGCCGGCACCGATAGCGTCGTCGGGCTTAAGGGTGGCCAGAACGCGCGTTGGGCGTGGTCTGCGGTCCTGACGTATATCTCAAATGCATTGGTTGATGCTGCGCCGGGTACCCTCGACACGCTGAACGAATTGGCAGCGGCTCTGGGTGACGACCCGAATTTTGCAACGACGGTGACGACGGCGCTGAGCAACAGACAACTGCTGAGTGCCGACCTGACTGCCATCGCCGCGCTTACCTCGGCGGCCAACAAATTTCCCTATTCGACCGGCGCCGGGACCTGGGCCCTTGGTGATCTGACCGCTGTGGCTCGGACGTTGCTGGCCGCCTCAACCGTTGCCGCGCAGCAGGCGGCGCTTGGCGTCAATCCATCCCGGTTGGACCCGTCGAACCCCACCATCACGATTGACGAATTCGAGTTCGCCTCGACCGAGACCGGCGAAATTGGACAACTCGGCTGGGGCTTTACGAACGGCACCTGGAACCTGGTCAACCCGGAGTCCGGACGGCCCGGCACCTGTCGTCGGGCCTCGACGGCGGTCAGCGGCACGGTGGCCTCGGTCTTCCCCGGCGGCGGCGGCGCGGCTCCGACACACCGGTTCGACCAGATCGACGAACAGACCTGGATCATCAAGCCGGTGACGGCGGACACCGACTATGACCTGCGGTTCGGATGGTCGTCTGACTTCACCTCGGCCACGGCCTCGAACGGCGTCTATTTCGAAAAGCTGACCACGGACACCAACTGGTTCGGTGTCAGCCGGACGGCAGGGTCACAGACCCGCACGGATCTGGGCGTGGCCTTCGCGGCGTCCTGGTTCAAGCTGCGCTGCCGGCGCATCGACGCCTCGACCGTCGGCTTCAGCATCAACGGCGGCAGCGAGATCACGCTCACCTCGACGATCCCGCCGGCCACCAACGTCCTGCTGTTCGGCTTCCACATCATTCCCCAGTCCGCCAACGCGCGATCGGTCGATGTGGACTGGTACGGCCACCGCCTCGTCGCGCAGTCGCGCTAAGGCCAAGGAAAACACCGCATGACGCCTGTCGTCCTGAACCTCGAAGCCTGGCGCAATGTGCCGTTCGTGGAGTCCTTCATCCTGACCGACGGCGATCCGGCGGCGGCGGATGAAGACGGCAATCCCATCGACCTGACCGGCTATGCCGGGGCGCTGCAGGTGCGCCTGTACGGGCTGGCCGCGGGCGATGCCCTGATCTCGCTGGCGACCGTCACCTCCGACATTCAGGGGGTGCGGTTCATCGAGCCGGCCGCCGGGCGGATCAACATCCGCATCGACGAATCCACGCTGGCGGGCCTGCCTGCGCCCGGCAAGGCCGGCGGCAAGCTGGTCCTCGCCTATGACCTGGTCCTGACCGACGCAGCCAGCCTGCAGGAAGTCTATGCGACCGGGACCTTCACTGTTCACCCTGGAGTGACCCGATGAGCACTGTCGTCAAACTGGGCCGCAGCGGCCTGCGCGGTCCGGCGGGGGCCAACAGCTCCAACTATATTCCGTGCGACGTGGTCGTGGTGGGCAGCTATTGGCGCATGACGCCCAAGGCCGGCTATTCGGTCGTCAATGTCGGCCTGGATCAGGTGTTCTTCGGCAAGGCCCCGGCGGCCAGCCCGGCGTCGCTGGGTGTGCGCGTCGTCGGGATCAACTCGAGCGAAGAACGGGTGGTCAAGCGGTCGGACGCCAGCACGACCGTCACGACCGGCGACATCCTGATCGACGGCTTCTTCGCCCTCTACTACCACGGCAGCGGCAGCCGGGCGGGCCTGTTCCAGCTGATCGACGGGCTGGCCAGTTCCGGCGGCTCGGCCGGCGGCGGCCTGATGACCAAGATGAGCGCCTCGGCGCGGACGCAGAACACCGTCGATCTGGCGGCGGCCAGCGGCTATTCCCTGCCGAACAATACCGGCAATGACACGATCATGGTCTGGGAGGTCGATGCGGACGGCCTGCCGGAGGCGTCCTGGCTGTTCCGGGTCGCGGGCATCAATGCGCCCGACCTGTATGCGGTCAAATACCGTGACGGCACCGTGCTGAGCCCGACCACGCCCAAGGCCGGTGACCGCATCTTCTTCAGCCGCCCCGGCGGGACGGGGGCCTTCTTCACCATCCTGCAGCACTGGAAGGCCGACACGGCGCTGGGCGGCGGCGGGTCGTCCATGAGCCTGTATGAGCGCGCGGCCGCCCGGGGCACTGCCGAGCGCGCGGCGACGGCCGAGCGGATCGCCCGCAAGAAGCTGAACATCGCGGATCCCAAATTTACCGGCGTCCTCAGCACCGGGGATGCGGCCTGGCAGGGGTCGGACCCGGCTTTTGTCCATGCGCGCACCATCACGACGGCTGATGCCTCTCCGCATGCGTTCAGCGACAGCGCGGCGCTGAGCTTCGCCGACGACCTGGCGTACAACAGCTTTGAAGCGCGGTTTCAGGTCACCGGGACCGGAAACTACAATCATTTTGCCGGGTTTCAGGCGAATTTCGACATTGCCACCAGCGGCACGACGACGGATGTCTGGGCCTATTTCTCGGCCCCGATCATCGACACCGGCACGGCCACGAATGCCTATGGGTTGGAGGTCATGTCGTTCCGGGGGACCGGCACGATCACCAATGCCTATGGCATCCTGATTCGGACCCTGGACCGGGGCACCAACCGCTGGGCCATCAAACAGGAGGGCGCCACCGACCTGAACGACTTTGCCGGTCGGGTAAATGTTTCCAACTTCGTTCGCGTCAGCGGCAACACCAGCGTCCCGCCGAGCGGTGCGGGGCTGGAGCTTAACTACAATGCGGCGTTCAACTCCGGTGCGGGCGGGGCCAACATCCTGGCCTATGACCGGACGGGTGCGGCCTACAAGGCGCTGCTGCTTTCCGGCCTGACGCTGAATCTTCGGACGGCCGACGTTGATCGCCTGGTCATCACCGACACCACCTGCCTGGTCGTGTCGGGGGCGCTGGGGTACGGCACCGGCGCGGGCGGCGCGGTGACCCAGGCCAGCAGCAAGGCAACCGGCGTCACGCTGAACAAGTCGTGCGGCAACATCACCCTGAACAACGCGAGCCTGGCGGCGGGGGCGGCGGTCGCCTTTACCCTGACCAACAGCGTCATCGCGGCCAATGACGTGGTTCTGGTGACCATCAAGTCCGGTGCGACGGCGGCGGCCTATGAGACTCAGGTCGAGGCCACGGCGGCGGGCTCCTGTTCGATCTCGATACGCAACCGCTCGGCCAATCCGCTGTCAGAGGCGGTCGTCCTCAACTTCGCCGTCATCAAATCCGCCGCGGCATAAGGGCTTCAGCATGACCACCTATACGACGACCCAGAACCTGATCATCGACGACCTTTCGTCCGCCGCCGCCCTCGCCGAGGCGCTCAAGTGGTGGTCGATCATGAACGGCGGTACCGTGAATGATACGGTGACCGGGGCGATCAGTTCCAATGTGCTGGCGCACCCCAAATATGTCGCCGCCGCCGGCGGGGTGGACGCGCATTTCCTGTTCTCGTTTGCCGAAACCCCGGTCGAGGTGGCAGGGGCCTATTCGACCAAGACGGCGATGGATGCCGATCTGGTCCCGGCGGCCTCGACGCTGGTCAACTGCTGGGATCCTGACCCGTCGAAGCGTGGGCGGTATTCGAAGACGGGCGGGACCGGGACCGGGTCGTGGACGCTGGTTTCGGCCACGCCTGCCGACAAGGCGTGGTCGGATTACAACCACCCGCAGCGGCTGCTGGAGCTGCTGATCTGTTCGTTTGTGTTCAGTTCGGCTCCCCTTGCCTTCATGGGCAGCCAGCAGGGCTGGGTCGGGCCGTCGGACGGCAACTGGATGGGTGCCCGGGTCACGCTGGACATCGAGTTCCAGCAGGCCAAGCTGGGGCCCTATTCCAAGGTCGGGCTGCATGTGCAGGGCAATGTCGCGTCGCGCGCCGCTGCCCTGTCCGCGCTCTATACCGAGAGCCCGTCCGAGAAATTCTTCCTGCCGAACTTCATCCAGAAGACCGACCTTATCAGCGACCAGCTGGACTTCGGCCACGACAGCTGGGGCACCGAGAACAAGGTGCCGGTCGTGCGGTCCAGCAGCCGCCAGAATGTGGTCATCAACATGACCGGCGACGACGACGACTTCCACTGTTTCGGCGACACCGGGCGCGATCCGACCGGCCGCCTGATCAGCTATGGCGAGGCCCCGGTCTCGTCGGTGCTGAGCAATCTGCAGGGCAATATGTACGTCCTCGCCCACCACCCCGCGCCGGTGGACGGTGACGCCTTCTGGACCAAGTCCTCGGCCGAGAGCGTGGCCCAGTTCGACCGCTTCCGCGGCGACATCAAACTGTTCGGCGTGAAGGTCGAGGTGCCGGCGTGACGCTGCACTCCGACGCCCGCAAGCTAAACTGGGCGATGATTGGCGTGATTGTCACCTTGGCGATGCAGATCGCGGTCTTCATCTTCTGGGGTGGCGGCATCAATCAGCGGGTCGCCAGCCTTGAGCGCATCGTCGGCCCTCTCGCTGACGGAACGCTCGCCCGACTGGATGAACGGACGCAGGCCATGAAGGAACAACTCGACCGCATCGAGAAAGGCGAGCATCCGTGATCGACCTGCAAGACCCACTGCCCGAGCCGGGTTTCCTGTGGCGGCGCATGATGGCCTTCGCCGTCGTGGCGGCGTCCCTGGGGTTGGTCTGGCGGCTGACCTATTTGATCCCCGCCGGCGACGTTCTGGCGCTGGCTCAGGCGATCCTGCTGTTCGCGGCCCTCATGCTGCTCTTGTGGGCCGGCGGCGCCTCGGCGGCGGATATTTCGGGCATTCTGGCCAACCTGAAGCTGAGGCTTCGCGGGCCGCGAGCGGCGGAGCCGGAAACGGTCCAGACGCGCGGCGACGACTAGGCCGCAACCCTCCAACACAATCACGGAGTCCGACCCATGGGATATGCCCTTGGCGCGAAGTCGCTTGCCGAATTGGCGGGCGTCGAGCCTCGCCTCGTCGCCGTCGTCAAGCGCGCGATCGAGATCAGCCCGCAGGATTTCTCGGTGCACGACGGCCTTCGGACGGAGGCCGAGCAAACGAACCTGGTTCGCAGCGGGGCATCGCAGACGATGAACTCGATGCACCGCAAACAGGCCGACGGCTTCGGCCATGCGGTTGACCTCGTGCCGTTCATCAACGGCAAACTGAGGTGGGAGTGGGAGGCGATCTATCCCATCGCCGCCGCCGTCAAATTCGCCGCGGCGGAACTGGATGTGCCGGTCCGTTGGGGCGGGTGCTGGCAGTTCATGAGCCAGATCAAGGGCTCGACGGCTGACGACATGGAGCGGGCCGTGGAGGCCTATGGCGCCGCGCGTCGCCGGGCCGGCAAGAAGGCCTTCACCGACGGGCCGCATTTCGAGATCCCGGTGGGCCTGTGATGGTCGACGCCCTCCTGTTCTTCGCCATGGGCTGGTTTGTCGGCATCGCCAGCGTCTTCGGGGCCATCATCTGGGCCTATCGCAAGCGGGTCGGCGGGTGAGCGCCCGCGTCCCCTGGCGGCTGATCGGCTATGTCCTTGCCGCCGTGCTGGCGCTGGCCGCCCTGAACCATTTCGCTGCCTTCGTGCCGTTCACGCCCCAGTGGAGCGCCAAGCGCGCCGAGGCCAAGGCCGATCGGCTGGAGGGTCAGGTCTTAACCCTTGAGCGCGAGGCGGCCGGGCAGGCGGAGATCGCCGTCGCCACCGAGACTTTTCACACGCGGGAGGTCGTCGTGCGCGAGATCGCCGCCCAGGCCGAAACCGAAGCGAGGAACGCGCCCGATGCCGACACGCCTCTTGCCCCTGAGCGGGCTGATCGCCTTCGCTCTCATGACTTCCGCCTGTGCGACGAGTTCCCCGGCTTCTGCGCCGATCCTGACCCTGCCGCCGGCCGCGCGGGAGCGGTGCCGCCTGCCGGTTCTGCCGGATAGCCCAACGCAGGCCGATCTCGACGCGACCTATGCCGCCCGGGCCTCTGCGCTGGCCGTGTGCGACGGTCGCCGGGATCTGGCCGTGCAGGCCTTCGACGCCCAGACGCGGGCGCTGACGACCCCTTCCCGCCCCTGGTGGCGCAGACTGTTCGGGTGATCGATGCCGCAGCCCCGACTCAAGCATGAAGTGGCCGTTGAGGCCGTCCAGCGTGTCGAGGCGAAGCTGCGAGAAGGATTCCGGCCGTTCGGCAGGAGCGGCACCGGCCCCGGTGCCCTGGCTGCGGCGGCGGATGAGTGGAAGATCAGCCGAGGGACGCTGCAGGGCCGGTTGAAAGCCGCCGAGACCTTGTACAAGCTCAAGCCCGACGAAACGCTCTACACGGGCGGCCAGCCGAGCCAGAAGGGCAAGGCCGCGCGCCGCGCCGCGCCCGTGCCGGCGGTCCAGCGATGGCTCCTGACGGCCGCCCAGGACGACACCGATGTGCATGCCGGGTTCTGGATGAACCTGCAGGCCTATGCGCTGGCGATCAGCGCGCGGATTCTGGTGGGTGGCTTCACCTATCAGAAGGGGCTGTATGAGGACCACGCGACGCGGACGGCGGCGTTCCGGGCCGAGGTCCAGCCGTATCTTGAGCATGAGAATGTCGATCTCGGGCCGCTGATCTTTTTTGCCAAGATGAACACCCTGCCGACCGCGGTGAAGCCGCTGTCCGGTCTCGAGACGCTGGCCCGGGGCAAGTTCGGCGTCTTTCCCCATGCCAAGGTGCAACTGGCCTCGGTGCCGTCGCTGACCTCCGGCCTCGGCTATGCCCACCAGATGACGACCGGGGCCTGTACGGTCGCCAACTATGTCGAGAAGAAAGCGGGGCTGAAGGCCGAGTTTCACCACCAGATCGGCGCGACGCTTGTCGAGATTGACGATGTGGGCCGCGTGTTCTGCCGGCAGATCATCGCGAGCGATGACGGGGCGTTTCAGGACCTCGATGCCGTCACCCGCAAGGGCATGGTCACCTATGGCCACCGGGTCGAGGCGATCACCTGGGGCGACATTCACCGCGAAAAGCTGGACCCGGTCGTGGCGCGCGCCTGCTGGGGGCTGGACCTCGAGACCGACCATGTCGTTGACGCCGACAACATGATCGATGCGCTGCGGCCCCGGCACCAGATCTTCCACGACCTGCTGGACTTCATGACGCGGAACCATCACCGCAAGGGCGACCACCATTTCCGTTTTCGGATGGTCCAGCGCGGCACCGACAGTGTCGAGGCGGCCGTCAACGCCTGTGCGCGGTTCCTGCGGCTGTCAGAGCGGCCCTGGGCTACCAGCGTGGTCGTGCCGTCCAACCACAACGACGCCTATGAGCGGTGGCTGCGCGAAGCCGATCCGCGCGAGGATGCGGTCAATGCCCTGTTCTGGTTCCGCTCGAACACCGCCATCTATGAGGCGATCCAGCGCGAGGATGAGGGCTTCGACGTGTTCCGCTGGGCGCTGGCCGGGGCCGACGACCGCAACATGGACGACATCGTCTTCCCGCCACGCGGCGGGTCCTACATCGTGTGTCAGGCCTCGGGCGGGATCGAGTGCGCCTTCCACGGTGACCAGGGGGTCAACGGGGCGCGGGGATCGCCGCAGAACCTGACGCGGGTCGCGGTGCGGATGAACACCGGCCACACCCACTCCGCCTCGATCATGGACGGGGTCTATACCGCCGGCCTCTGCGGGATGATGGATCAGGGTTATAACAACGAGGCCCTGTCCAGCTGGTCTCACACTCAGATCGTGACATACCCGAACGGCCGCCGGACGCTGGTGACCGTCGTTGACGGCAAATGGCGGGCGGCCGAGGCCAAGGGCGCGGAGGTTGCCGCCCGCGCCGCCTGACCCGATCCCCGCATAGGATTTGTGGCCCCGGTTTCGCTTCGGCGGGCCGGGGCCTTTTTGCCGTCTGGAATCCGGCTGTCAGCAGTTGGGAAAACGGCTGTAACCCATTGAAAGCACTTAGGCCGAATTGAGCGCGGTTGGGAGCGAGCGCCTTGAAAACCCGAGGTTCCGGCTGGCTTCCCAAGCTTTTCGTGCGGGTTCGATTCCCGCCGCCCGCTCCAAGCCCTGCAAGGGTTTTCGGCCCGCTCCCCTGCCCTCGGTGGGTCCAGTTGGGAGAAAGTTGGGCGTTATGTGCCGGATTCGTTCCGGCGGATGCGCTCAGCGATCGAGCGGACGATGTCGTCGCGGTCCACATAGACGGACAGCAGGCGTTCGGCGCGGGCTTCGTCCCAGCCGAGGATCTGGGCAATCTCGGACGCGGTCAGGCGGGCCTTTTTCCGCAGGCGGGTGCCGAAGGTGCCGCGGGTGTCGTGCAGGTGTTTGTCGATGGGCGGGGTGGCCGAGGCCTTGCCGTCCTGCACCGCGCTGTCGAGGCCGGTGACCTTCCAAGGGCGGCCCTGGGTGTTTGACAGGACGGTCAGGGGCATGACGGGCGCGGGGCGGCCCTTGCGGCGGGCGGCGGCGCTGAGGTCGGCGTGGCGCTGCAGCTGCTGGGCGCGGATTTCCTGCAGCAGGGTCAGGGTCTCGGGCAGGACCGGGATGATGGCCGAGCGGGTGCCCCGGCTCTTGGACGTGGGTTTGACGATGGCGACATCCCCGACGTGCGACCATGCGAGGGCCGCCAGATCCTCGCGCCGCAGGCCGGTGACGCAGGCCAGCCGGATGATGAAGCCGACCTCGGGCGAGGGCGCGGCGGCGACAAAGGCGGCGACCTCGGCGTCCGTCCAGACCTGATCGGCGCGGTTGCCCTTGTAAAGCTGGCCGATGCCGGCGGCGGGGTTGAGGGCGATCAGGCCGCGATCCATGGCCCAGCTGAGGACGCGCGACAGCACCTGGATGGCATAGTCGGCCGAGCGCGGCTGATGCGCCCATTGATCGCGCCAGGCCAGCAGGTCGGCCCGGACGCGGCGGTCATCGAGGGCGACGTAGGGCAGCGCCCCGATGGGGTGCGGGCCGTCGGTCGCGGCGACAAGATCCAGCCAGCGGGTCCAGACCTTGCGCGTGGCGTCGGCCAGGCCGGTGAACTCGGGCGAGGCGCGATAGAGGCAGGTCAGGGCGCGGAGGTTGTCGCCGGTCGGGGTCTTGCGCTGGGCATGGGCGGCATTGAAGGCGGCCAGAAACTGCGGCGAACCGGGTTTGCCGGGCAGGCGCGGCCCGCCCTTCCAGGCGTACCAGTAGGTCACGGTCGAGCCGTCGGCCAACCGCTTGCGGATCGAGTTAAGACCCTTGAGCCGCACGCGCGCCATCCCGTTGCTCCCGCCAGGCGTCCAGCGCCGACCGGGGAGAGTCCTGAGCCGGGATGTCCGCGCTCGTCAAGAAGATCACCGCCCCGGCCTCGACGCGCGCACCCGTGACCTCGACCCCGGCGGCCTTGAGGGCGGCCAGGGTGCGGTCGAGGACGGCGCGGGTGACGGACGGGGTGCGGGACATGGTCAGGCTGGCGGGTTGTCGTTATTGGGGGGTTGGGGCAGCGGCATCCAGTCGGTCGCGGCGAAATGCAGCAGGAAGCCGTTGCGAGCCGACCATGTGCCTTGGACCTCGTTCCAGCGCGCCTCATAGACGCGCTGATGGGGCTCTAGACGGGCTCGCTTGGCCACGTTGTCGTCGTATCCCTCGGAGCCGTCTCTATAGGTTGCCAGCCGTCAGCAGGGGGTGCGGCTGCGAGCATGGCGGCGTACCGAGCGCGAAACCAGTCAGAAGCGGGGGCGGTCCAATAGCCCTCATCATCTTGAACGGCGTTGCCGGGGCGAGCGTCATTGAAGGCCCGGACCATCGCCTCTGGCGGCTCTCTCGGCACTAGGACCCATCCGTCAGTCATGCGTCGTCTCCTGTTTGACGGGCACGACGCCGAAGGGCCTTCTCTAGCGCGAGGGCTTGCCGCTTCGACCGGGGCCGAAAGGGCGGCTGATACTCGCGCTCCGCCCGTTCAAATGACGGGCCGTCAGAAAGTCCGGCGAGGCCCATCATGAGCGCGGCAGCGGCCATTGTTCTGAACTCGCTCATGCGTCTTCTCCTGTAAGGGCGGCTCGGGCGACCGCGCGCATAAAGTCTCTCTCGCCGTTGGACCCCCACGCCGCGCCGTAAGACATGGGGCGGGCGCTTTCGGTGGGGTCTTCGCTGGGCCAGAACCGTCCCGTTTCGGGGAACTCGCCGAACCAACGCTCTATCCGCTCCAAAGCCCCACGGAGCATCTCTATCTCAGCGGCTTGGCGTTCAAGGGCGTCGAGAAACGAGGGGACGGCCTCGCGGGACAGGGCGATGAAGGCGGCGTCTTTTTCTGACACATAACTCGCCACCGGACACCCGCTGTCGCCCTCGATTATCCTCAAGCCCGACCGACCCATAGTGTCGTCCCAAGGCCCCGGCGTAACGCATTCCAGCGCAGCCCGCAGCCTCTCGCACAGACCGGCTATGTCAGTCATGGTCGGCCCCCTTCGTGCCAAGGGCTGCGATGATGGCGTCGGCGGCTTTGTAGCAGTCAGCCGCCGTCTCGTTCGCAACAGTGACGCGCGGCCAAATGTCCTGGTTTCCAGTGAACGCGACCCAGATTTTTCGCGCAATCTCCTCCCTCGATACCGGAACGACAGGGGATGCGTAGAGGGGTTGGCCAACCAAGTCTTGCAGCCGGTCCATTTGGTCGCTTATTTGCTTTTCACCGGCCCGCTGTTCTTCTACCAAAGCCACAAGCCCGCGAATGACCGCCGCTACCTTCTTCATCGAAGGCGCTTCTGCTGCCGGAACCACGACGGCCTTTCCGTCCAAATAGTCGAGCAAAAGTGCGATACTGGGTGCGTCGGGAACCACCACCGCCTCCCCCTCTGGTGCAGGGGTGGGGTCAGCAAGGATGCCGCGCACTTCGTCGGTAACGTCTTTCTCAGTCATGGCTCTTTCCTTTCAGGGTGGCGCGGGCGGCGGACGCCATCACGACTGCTCCGGCCAGGTCATGGCCAGCCAGATCAGGACGCCGATCGAGAGCGGCCAGTCGGTGAAGCGCCAGTGGCGCCGGCGGCCGGCGGGGATGCGAGGGTGCGCGGCGCGGGTCATGCGAGCGGGCGTTCCTCAGCGCAGGCTTTGCAAACGAGGTTGGTCAAATCGACCAGTCGGCCCTCGACCAGGTCCCACACGGCCATCGGAGGTTCGAACGCCAGGGCCCAGTCGGCGGCCTCGACGACGTCGGTGAACCATGCCCTGCAGTGCGGGATGCTGGCCCAGTCATCGGACGGGGTGACGCCGAACCGTGCGCCGATCTCGTCCTGGGAGGCGGCGTAGGCGGCGCTGACGCTTTCATCAGGGGCCAGCATCCGGGTCGCCAGCCCGACCTTTTCCGACGTCGCATTGAACTTGGCGGCGACGGCAGCGGCAAGGTCGATGCCCTCGCCCATGGCGACCAGATCAGCGCAAATCACCACGTCGGCCAGTTCCTCGGCCAGCTGCTGCAGTGTCGCCCGCGAGCCACGAATGCCGAGGCGCTCGCGCTCGATCTTCTTGCCGACGTTGCAGGCCTCGCCCGTTTCGCCCGCCAGTTCGTTCAGGCGGTAAGACAGGGTAATTCGCGCGTCCTGATCCCACTCCGCCTGTCGAGCGATGTTGGCTGCGCGCAATGTAGGAAAGCCGGACGGCGGCTGGATTTCGGCATTCTCGGTCATGTCAGGCTCTCGGCTGGTGTCGGTTCCCGGTTAAGGGGTGGGCTAAGGGTCGGGGCCGGGCGTGGGGTGACCATGCCGTATTCGCCCGCGCGGGGCTGGTGCGGCATGCGGGCCAGCCGGTCGATGTTGCGGGTCAGGCTGCGCATTGGTGGCCGCCGTTCAGATCGTTGTGGCCGGCCAGATCGCGGCGGGCCGTGCGCAGGGCGGGCTCGAGCCGGTCGCGGCCTTCGCCTTTCAGCCAGGCGTAGCCGAGGCTGGTCTCGCGCTCATGCGCCATGTCCAGCAACCAGACCTGCACGCCGCGGTGCAGGCCGCGCCGGTTGGCGAACTGCAGATCCTCGACCTCTTCCAGCTGGATGGCGCGGTCGCCGGGCAGGGCAAGGCGGCGGCGCTCGATGTGGCGGGCCAGACCGTGCAGGTCCGGGCAGACCGTCGGTTTGGTGGTCGCGTCGATGCGGGTCAGGAAGGCAAAGTCAGCGTCGTGGATCATGGGGAGCGTCCAGATGCAGCCCAGTGCGGGCATGGGGGCCGCGCCGACGGGCGGCGGCGGGGCGTGGTTGGTGAAGGCCAGGGCCGGGCCGGATTCGAACCAGGGGCGGCGCATCACGCGGCCTCTTGATCGTCGGCGAACTCTTCGGAGTCCGGGTCGGCGGCGGGGTCGTTGCCGTCGATGTCCTGTTCGGGTTCGTCGTCCTGGTCCGCAGAGAGCTGGGGCGGGGCCTCGGGCGTGGCGTGGCCGCCGCCGGCGTTAACGGCCATGGCGATGACCCGGGCCAGCGACCGGCCCTGTTCGGCGGGTGCGGCGCTGTGCCAGTCGCGCAGGTCGGCGACCTCATTGCCGTTGGCGTCGAACAGGCCGCCCAGTTCGCCCGCCGTCCAGGGCAGCGGATGGTCCAGCGCGGTCAGGATGTCGGGCAGGCGGTCATCGACCGCCGGAGCCGTGGCGGCTCGGCGTTCCGAGAACAGGGTGTCGGCGCGGCTCTGGGCGGCGAGGATGCGCTGGCGCGCGGCCTCCCTGATCGCCTGGTTGTGCGCAATCCGTTCGGCATGGGTAGCAGCGTCAGCGGCGCGGGCGGCCACGATGGCCTTGCCTTCCTCGGTCAGGTCGAACGGGCCGTTCAGCCAAGGGGTGGCATAGGTTTCAGGTGCGGCACCTTCCGGGTCGATGCCCCGGAGTTCGCGCAGGCCAAGGTCGCGCGCCTCCTGTTCGATGCCGTCCTTGAGCCAGGAGAAGACACGACCGGCAAAATGCCAGCCCTCATAGCGGATCGTCGCCTTGAACTCGCCGGTCTGATAGTGCGGGCCTTCGACGGTGATGACGCGCAGGGTCGTGAGTTCGGCGACGGCGGGGTCGTCAATGGCCGTGCTGTCTACCGGGATGTGGACCCACCAGCTGCGCGGGTCAGCCTTGCGGGTCGCGTGGCCCAGTTCGCCGAGGACCAGGCGGGCAGCGGGTGAAAGGTCCGGCAGGTCTTCCTCGACCCGTTTCGCCAGCTTCTGCCGCGCGTCGCGCACCGACAGGTGGCGGGGGTCGTCTTTCGGCAGGGTCATGCGCTGCTGGTCGTTGTCGTCCAGCTGGAGGAAGCGGCGGTGCTGTTGGACGTGTTCAGGCGTGGCGACGATGCGTTCGGCAATCTGCTGGTTCGTCAGGCCGGCCTCGGCCAGGCCTTCGAACGCCCGGGCCTTTTCGATGGGGTTGAGGTTGCGGCGCTGGATGTTCTCGGCCAAGGCGGCCAGACGGCAGCCGAGGTCGTCGGCGGTCAGTTCGCGGCAGGGGATCAGGCGGTCATCCGGCCAGTCTCCGTCGCGGATCGCCTCGGCAATGGCGCGCCAGCGGCGCTCGCCCCCGACCAGCCGATAGAGCGGCAGGGTGTGGCGGGCGCCGAGGGCGTCAGTGCGCTCGATCGAGACGCCCTGGATGTCGTCGGCCGGGGCGGCGCGGACCACAAGGTTCTGCAGCAGGCCGTTCAGCAACAGGTCCTCGCGCAGGGCGTCGAGGTCCATGATGGCCTCCTGACTGTCCCAGTCGCGGCGGGCGTTGGCCGAGTCGGGCAGGATCTGGGCGTGATAGAGGGCCAGCATGCCGTCTGCGGCGGCCGGCGGGTTCGGAACGGTCATCGGCGGTCGGTCCTGTGCAGGGTGAGGTTCAAGGGGCCGCGGGTGCGGCGGCGGCGCGCGTCGGTCTTCGGACGCAGCGGGATGAAACAGATGATCAGGGCCCCGATGGTCAGGGCGAAAAGGGCGAGGCCGTTCATGGTCAGAAACGCCCAAAGATCAGGGCCGCCAGCGGCAGGGCGACAAGCGCCGCGCTGACCGTGCCCGCCATCACCATGCCGACCGCATTCTTGTGGGCCGCGGTCGTCGGCCGCTGCGCGGACTTCCCGACCCGACGCGCCTGAACGGGCGTCCTTTGCGCGATGGTTTCCAGCACCGAGGCCCGGGCGGCGTCCAGGGCGGCCAGCGCCTCAGTCAGGCAGCGGTCGGTGCGGGGTTCGTCGTGGGTCCAGAAGGCGTCAGCCTCGGACAGGGCCACGGATGCGCCGGCGGCATAGCTGCGGGCGGTCGAGATCGGAAACGGGTCGTGGGAAGCCATGCAGGACACTCCGGTGCAGGCCCCGCAGGGCCATGATCAGGGTGTCCGCACCGACGCCGGTTCATGGAGACCGGTTGAGCGGCACTCGGGGGAGGGGCGGGCGAGGCGCTCGGCCGGTGCGGACGACTGATTGCGTAACGCACAGTTACGCAGCACGCAAGAGAAAGTTACGCATGGTTACGCGCTAGGCTCTAAGGTCCTGGCCAGGAGGACGCAATGGTCTTTGGGCGGGACAGGCATCGAGCGGCGGGTGACTGGGTCCAGTTCACCGGTTTGTTCAACGTGGCCGGCATTCACCACAGGCGGGAGGCCGCCGGGACGTTCGCCCGGCTTGTGAAGCGCGCCGAGCAAAAAGGCTGGACCTACGGCGTCGGCCTGTTGCCGGAGCCTGACAACCCGCAGGATCCTTGTGCCATCCGTGTCTATGGGGTTGCGCAGTCGAAAGGACTGTTCAGCCCGATGAAGGTCGAGCAGGGCCATATTGGATATTTGCCGCGCGAGCAGGCTGAGGCTGTCCACCGTGAGCTGATCGTGCCAGGACTGCCTTATCAGGCCGAACTCTATTCGATTTTCGTCACCGATGGCGGTTTCATTGACGTGAAGATCGCCGTGCTGGGTCCAAAGGGAACGAGCGCGTCAGCCCGGAAACGGCGCGACAGCAAGGCTGGAGAAACAGCAAAACACTAGCGCGACCGTTTTTGACGTATCGGTCAGGCAGATTTTAGAAGCTGCTCGATCGCATCGGCGACTACGGTCTGTCGAGCCTCCGGGGCCTCGCGAAGGGCGTCGATCACGCGGCGTTCGGTCGGGGTCAGTTCGGATAGGCCGCTGGCGTGAGGCGATCCGCCTCCTGTCATGAGCCATTCCCAGCTGACCCCGTATTTCCGGGCAAACTGGATAGCGCGCTGGTGAGTTAGTTCGGTGTGTTTTGATGAACCCGGCGCGCGTTCATAGGCGCGATAGGTGTGGGGCTGAATGCCCAGGCTCTCGGCGGCTGCACCGGCATCGGCCTTAATCCCTTTGCTTTCTTGCCATCGCATCCGGGCCCAGCGCACGCGCTCGTGGGGCTCGGTCAGGGTCTGCCAATCGTTTTCCATGTGACGAAACGTTACGCGCTTGCCCGTAACCTCGCGTAACTTTGGCCTTGCAGGACTCGCGTAACCCGTAGTAACGCGGAGGCCATGAGCCATTCCGACATCATCGCGCGCATTGGCACCGCTGAGATTGCCGCCAAGCTCGACGTTCCTGCGGCCCACGTCCGCGTCTGGAAGAACAGGCGGATTCCGCGGGCGATGTACGCTGAGCTGATCGCTGCGTTCCCCGAGGTTACGCTTGGTTTGTTGAAGGCCGGCGAACCCGGTTCGCATGGTCCCGCTCCTGTGGTGGACGACGCCCCGACCATGGCCGCCGGGACCGCCTGTGGCGCCGATAATCGAAACGAGAACATCACGCGAACAGGAGAGGCCGCATGAGCCGCCCCGATCCGAGCCGTTGGCTGAAACTCAAGACGCGGCAGTTGATTGCGGCGTGCGGCGGTCTCGATGAGGCGTCGCGGGCCTGTGCCGAGGGGTGCCGGTCCTATTCCGTGCCGCACCTGAGCCGGTGCCAGGTGGCGGGCGGGCCCGACTTCCTGCCGATCGACATCGTGCTGTGTCTCGAGGCCTATTGCGGCGAGGCCATCGTCACGGCGGCCATGGCCGAGGCGCGGCCCAGCGTGGTCGAGGCCGGGGACCTGCGCGACGAACTGTCCGACGTGGTCGAGGGCGGGGCCGCCCTGATGACGCGGTATCGCGCGGTGATGGCCGACGGACGGATGGATGCGGTTGAGCGGGGCGAGATGTCGGCCCTGCTGGACCAGCTGGTCGATGAGGTGCGCGAGGCGCAGGCGGCGTTGACGCCGGGGCCGCAGCTGGTGCGCTCATGACCGCCCGGGCCTGTGACGTCAGCGCGATCTTCATCGCCGAGAAGCGGGCGTTGAATGCCAGTTGGGCGGCGATTGCGCGGATGACCGGGGTGCCGGAGACGGCGCTGCGCCAGCACCATGATCCGAGCCTGTTCGGGTCTCTGGCGGCACCCGTGCGCAAGGATGCCCGGTCGGACCGGGAGAAGGTGCGCGATGCCCTGGTCGAGCGCGGGTGCAGTTTTGACCAGGCGGTGATCCTGTCACGGATGTGGATGGCCGGGCCGGCGCGCCGCAAGGCGACGGAACTGGCGTCGGGCATCGCGACCGGCGAGGCCGCGGGCCATGCGGTGCGCATGGCGTTGAGGGTCGCGCGTCGGTTCGGCGTCGTGCCGTCCAGCGCCGGGAGTTCATCGGCCGGGGTGGGGTATTCGCTGACGCCCGCATCGGTCGTGGCCATGTCGAAGATGGCGGGCCTGGGTCAGGATCATGCATCTTTGCGGCCTACCGCCGCCCTGGTTCAGGGCGGGCATCCGATGGTGCGGCGATGAGCGGGCGGGTCGCCCGGGGCCGGGGCCGGACGCGGGCCGTCAAGGCGGTCGAGACCTCGGCCGAGTGGCATGCGGTGCTGGCGCTGGCCCTGACCTGTGCGGACGATGCCGACCGGGGCGCGATGGATTGTGCCGAGGCCGAGGCGCGGCGGGCGACCCTGTCGAACCGGATGAACACCGCATCGACCGGCCTGTTCGACCGGCGGGCGGGCGCGGCGATTGCCGATGTGGCCAAGGCCTGGGTGCGGATCGCGCGGGCCTTTGCACGGCGCGAGACGCCGCAGGGCCTGCGCCAGGACATGGCCGCCATGGTCGCCGATGGGGCGACGTTTCTGGATCTGCAGCTGCACCGGTTGGCCACGGCCGATTTCGAGCGGGCGCACCACGGAAGACCGGAGGTTTACGGATGAGGAATGAGATTTCTGCCGAGCCGGTGATGACGGCGGCCCATATCGCGGTTGCCATTGTGGCGGCCTGTGGCGTGACCGGGACCAAGCCCGAGCGGGCGTTCGACAACGGCGACGGCCAGGGCCGGACGCGGGTCATGGCGGCGGCCGGGCTGATGGCGCGGCTGGGCTGGTCCAAGGTCGATGCGGCGCGGTTGTTCCGGGTGCATCCGAACCGGTTGACGCCGTCGGGCCTGCAGCTGGCGCGGGTCTGGACCGAGCATCTGTTGGTCATCGCCGAGGCATTGGCCGCCCATGGTCTGTGTGAGCCGGGCAATGCGCGGGCGCGGTTCCTGAGGCCGTATGGGCCGGGCGCGGACGCCAAGGAGGCGGTCACCGACCATTCGCCCGCGGCGGCTGCGGCGGAGACGCCTCAGCGTAAGGCCGGCGGCGGTGAAGCGGCGGTTGCGGCAGGTGTGCGGGCGATCCCGCGTCGTCCGACGGCTTCGGCGGCGCGGCCTGATCCCCTGAAGACCGAGCGGCTGAGGCCGGTGACGGACCGGGTGATCCGGTGGACGCGCCAGCAGCTGGCCCTGGGGGCCGATGTGGATTTCGTGGCCTGGTGTTTTGACGTGGATGCCGAGGTGCTGGCCCAACGGGTGCGGCCGGTTCAGGCGGTGGCGGCATGAGCGGGTCGCGCTGGGAGTTTTCCGCCTCGGCCGAGGGTTGGGGCGTGGTGGCGGTTTTCGTTGCGGGACTGGTGGTCGGCCTGTTTGCCGGGGCGGCTTTCCTGTGAGCGCCGAGATCCTGCCCTTTCCGGCCCGGCCTGCGCCGGTGCCGCCGGTTCCTTCGCCCGGGGCCTGTGCGGTCGGCGACATGGTGGTGACCTGTATCAATGCCACGGTCGGCCTGTGGTGCGCGTGGCCGGTGGCCGAGGTCGATGACGACGGGGTGGTGATTGCCGTCTCGGCCCGCGACGGGCGACGGATCGGCGTGGACCGGGTGAACTGTCAGCCGACGGTCTATGGCCTGAGGGCGGCCGATCATCAGCCGGCGGCGTTCGCGGCTATGCGGTGGCGGACCTGGCGCGAGCCGGGGGATGCGCTGCTGGATTTTGCCGAGATCGGGCCGGTTGATGATGCGGGGGCGAGACCTGCGCCATGAGCCAACAGATCGTTGCGGCCGCTGTGCCGCCCAGGCGCAAGCCCGCCAATAGCCGGGCGACCATGGCCGACCGCGTCGAGACGCGCGAGAGCCTGGACTATTTCCCGTCGCCGCCCTGGTGGGGCCGGGCGCTGGGTGACGTGCTGAGGCGATTGGACCTGCCGACAGACGGCATGATGTGTGAGGAACCGGCGGCCGGTGAGGGGCATCTGGCCCATGGTCTGGCCGATGTGTTCGCCATGGTGCGGGCGTCGGACATCCACGCCTATCCGCCGCGAGCCAGTGTCCAGGCGATGGGTGCCCAGCCGATTGCGGTGCGGGATTATCTGGATGCCGGGGCGCGGTCAGGGGTCGCGCCGGACTGGACCGTGACGAATCCGCCTTTTGGGCCGTTGACGACGGCCTTCATCCGGCAAGCGGTGAGTCGGTCGCGGGTCGGGGTGGCCATGCTGCTGCAGCTGAGGCTGCTGGAAGGGACCGGGCGGCATGCCCTGTTCCGGGAGTGTGGCCTGTACGCGACCGCCGTGATTCCCCGGCGGGGATCGGGTTTGCGCAAGGGCCTGTGGCAGCCGGGGCTGTCCACGGCGACGGCCTATGGCTGGTTCATCTTCATCAAGCCGGGCGTGGTCGCGGGCTGGGACGGGTTCGAGGGCGAGGCACGACAGGTGTGGGTTCAGCCCGATGCCTGCGTGACGTTTAGCCGGGACAGCGACCGGGCGTTTGCGGGGTTGGCGTCATGAGCCGCGACCTGTTCGGGTTCGATGCCCGCAGCGGAGACCGCCAGCCCGGGGCCGAGGTCGATCTGACGCTGATCCTGCATCGCGAGGGGGCCTCGGCCTGGTTGCTGGGCGAGAGCCTGGACGCGCGAGAGGCCAAGTGGGTTCCAAAGAGTCAAGTGCTGCGTGGCGAAGGCCGCGACGAAAACGTGTGGTCGATGCCGGCATGGCTGGCGCGCGACAGGGGGTGGATGTGAGTTTGGCAGAGAACCATTTTGAGGCGGCGCTGAACGTGCTGCGCGAAGAGTTGCGGGCGGTCACGGCGGCGCGCCGGGCGATCCTGAGCGACCGCGAGCTGGCTGCGACGGACGGGGTGCATCATCAGCAGCTGCTGAAACAGACCATGGCCGAGATGGCCCAGCATGCCCGGGCGATCAGCCTGTTGGAGCGGGTCGTGTCCGGTGAACTGATGGAGATGGCCCTGCCCGATCCGGTGCCCTCGCCCGCCTTTGTGCAGGCCCCGCGGCCGGTGCGGCAGACGGCGTTGGTGCGGCGCACGCCCGATGCGGTGGCAGTGGCCCGGCGCGCGCCGCTGGGAGGCTGGGCATGAGCGATGTGGCGGTGACCTGGGCCAAGGCGCAGGTCTGTCTGAACAAGGCCGGCAAGCCCGACCGGTCGGCCAAACAGGTGCTGGTGCACATGGCCAGCTATGCCGACGCCTCGGGCGAGGCGTGGGTGCTGGTCGATGTGCTGAAGATGGAAATGGATGTCGAATATCGGACCGTGGAGCGGGGTCGGGCCGCCCTGGTGGCCGCCGGTCTGCTGATCAAGACGGACAAGACCCGGGTGCATCGGGGCAAGCGGATCCCGGTCTATCAGCTGCCGCTCGAACAGGGTCACGCCTCGACCGTTCGGCGGATGATGGCCGAGCGTGCGGCGATCTCTTCCCCCGTCACCCATGACGGGGGAAGCGATGGGCTTGGGGCGTCACCCATGACGGGGGAGAATTGCACGGATGACGGGGCTAGGGGCGTCACGGGTGACGCCCAAATAGGGAAGGGAAAAGATAAAGAGCTAACGCTCAGCGCGGGCGTGCGCGAGGACATCGATCTGGCGATCAAGGGATGGGCGTCGAAGGCGCCCGAACGGGTGGCACCGGTGAAGGTCGAGCGGGCCTGGCGGGATGCGATCGACCGGACGGGGCGCGCATCGGGCCAGTTGCTGGTCGCCGTGCGGGCTGCGCTGGCGGCGGATCCGGACTTCAAGCGGGGCAAGGCGATGAACCTCGACCGGTGGCTGGATGACGGACGGTTCGAGGGCTGGCTGGTCGAGGGCGAGGCCGGGGTGGTCGAGCCCAGGGCCGGATGGGTCGGGCCGGAAGAGGTGCGGGCCGCCGTTGCCGGGGTCATGCAGGCCGGGCCGATGGCCAGCTATTTCGAGCCCGCGGGCTGGGACGGCGAGCGGCGGGCCGTGATGGTCCGAACCCGGTTCGCGGCCGACAAGCTGAGCGAGATGGCCGGGCGGACGCTGAAGGCCATGGGTGTCTCCATCGAGTGCGAAAAGGGTGTGCGGGCATGAGCGGCAAGATCCAGACGCGGCTGACCCCGGCGCAGGCGGCGCGGATTGCGGCGGCCGAGGCGCGGCGGATGGAAGCCGTCGCCCTGGCCCAGCCGGTGACGGTCAACGGGCGGTCGCTGACGGCGACGCAGCGGGATCGGCTGATCGAGGCCGAGCGGCTGGCCGGCGGTGGCCTGTCGGAGCGGAAGAAGGCGGCGGCGCTGGTGCGGTCGGTTGAGGCCGAGCTGACGGCGGCGCGCGAGGCGCGGGCCGTGGATCGCGGGATCGAGGACACCTTGGCCCGGGCGGCCGGGCGCGGCGAGGTGTTCGAGGTCGAGATCGTGGACATCGGCGAATGGCGGCGGGCCGAGGACGGCGGCTTGGTGCGGCGGCATGGCCTGCCGGTTCTGGATGTGCAGACGGTGCGCCGGGCCAGCCGGGTCGATGGGCTGGCCAGCCTCTACAAGTCGGGCTCCATCGGGGACGAACAGAAGCGCATTGGCGATTCGTGCCGCGTCCTGTTCGAACAGGCCAAGCCGCCGATCTCGTCCAGCCAATACGGATCCAGCGCGGGCGGTGGGTGCGACACCGGGCGGATGCTGGTTGCCGTGGCCGAGGCCGGGAAGGCCGGTGCCATGGTCTGGCAGATCGCAAGGGCTTGTCGGGATGTGAAGGTGTTCGCGGTGCTGGAAGCCGTCGCCGGGCGCGGGGCCACGATCCGGTCGCTGGGTGACGGTGGCGACCTCAAGGCTCGGAACCTCGACCGCCTAAAGGCCGGTCTGGCTGCCGCTAAAGGGGTTATCGAACAGGACCGGGAAGGCCGCAAAGCGCGCCTCTCAGACCCTAAATCGAAGGCGCTTGCGAATCAGGCCCGCTAAGGGCATGTGACACCCATCGCTGAGAAATGCGCCTGCAGCCCGCCCGACCCCGTCGCGGCGGGTTTTGCATGTCTGGAGGGTTGGATGCCGTCGATGCCTCCGACCTTCCGCCCTGCCGGGAACCTGAGTCGGCAGGAAGCGAACAAGACCTATGACGCTCGCCGAGGCTCGGCCCGCGAGCGCGGATATACCTCTCGCTGGGACAAGGCGGCCAAAGGCCATCTGGCATCCAGCCCGCTCTGCCGTTACTGCGCCCTGGTCGATCAGACGACCGTCGCCGAACTGGTCGATCACCTCTATCCGCACAAGGGCGATCAAGTCCTGTTCTGGAACCGCAGCTACTGGATCAGCAGCTGCCGCCCCTGCCACGACACCTTCAAGCAGCGCACCGAACGCCTCGGTCGCCTCGCCCTCGACAACCTCGCCCGTCGTCTCGACCTTCCCACCATTGCCCACTGACCTGCACCCTTGGGGGGTGGGTCAATCTCTGGAACCGTTGGCCTACGGACCGGCGGGGGCTCCTTT